TATTAATACATATGTGCCAACTGCAACCAATGACGCTGGTACACAGAGACTGGCCGACGGATCACGGATCATGGGAGCTATTAGAGGTAGAGATGCAATCTATGTTTACACAGACACAGCGCTATTCTTAATGCGTTTTGTTGGTCAACCTTTTACATTCTCATTTGTGCAAGTTGGAACTAACTGTGGATTAGCCGGACAGAACGCAGTTGTTGAAGTAGATGGAGCAGCATACTGGTTATCTGAAAATGGTTTCTTTAAATATGCAGGTGCTCTTGAATCACTACCGTGTTTAGTAGAGGATTTTGTATATGATGATATTAATTTAGATTCTGGTAATCAAATGATTACAGCAGGACTTAATAACTTGTTTGGTGAAATTATGTGGTTCTACCCAACGTCAACATCTTCTGTGGTAAACAGGATGGTTTGTTATAATTATTTTGATTCATCTCCAACAAGACCAATATGGACTGTTGGAACATTGGCTAGAACATCATGGGCTGACTCTGCTATCTTTGGTAAACCACATGCATTAGAATATGATGCTGACGGTGTAGAACCCTCTACATCAGCTACATATGTACAAGGCAATACAGATGGCACTTCAACTTATTATGAACATGAAACAGGCACAGATCAAATTAAAGGTGGTACGACAACTGCAATAACTGCAAATATCTTGTCCGGTGATTTTGACATTACACAAAGAGTACAAAGAGGCACAACCTCTGCCATACCTGATTTAAGAGGCGATGGTGAGTTTATGATGAAGATAAGAAGATTTATACCTGATTTTATTTCACAAACAGGCGCAACCAGAATAACTTTAAATTTAAGAAACTTTCCAAATGACACAGCGTCTAGTTCTTCACTAGGGCCTTTTGATATTACTTCTAGTACACAGAAGGTAGATACTAGAGCCAGAGCAAGAGCTATAGCATTAAAGATACAAAACACAGGATCTAGTCAAAGTTGGAAATTAGGAACATTTAGATTGGATATACAAGCAGATGGAAGAAGATAGAAAAATTACAGATTTCATAACACCAAATGTTAGTTTTACTAAGTCAGGTAAACGAGCTATACAGGGCACTCCTTTTGAAGTAGATCAAACAGCTTTAGATGCCTTAGTTGCATTAGATATACCTTTGTCTGACAAATTGAATATTATATCTAATATATATTATGGAAAAAATAGAGATCAATTTTTTTTAGATGATCAAGAGATATTTGTTGGTGAGGGTAGAGATAGAAGCAGAGATGTAGGCATTAAATATAATTTTGATGACGATGATGAAGGTTTAGGTTTATTACTTAAAAAGAATATTGATACAGGTGATGATGAAGCTATGCTTAGATTTTTAAAAAAATTTTTATCAGGAGGAATGGTATAATGGCAAAGATAGTACAAGTATTAACTAGACCTAGCGCAGAATATAAACAGCAAGTTGCTGACGCACAGGTTAGGGATCTTGATGGTGTAATACAAAAACTAAACACAACGTATCAACAAGACTTAAAAGATGAGATGGAAGCTGAAAACTTCTTTTTAACATAATGGCAAATAGTTTTATAAATAAAAAAGTAGACTTAACTACAACTGATCTTACATCTTTGTATACAGTTCCTGATTTTAAAACATCTGTAGTAAAATCTATATTAGTATCAAATGACTCTGGATCTAGCTGCAACATAGATGTTACACTTGTTAATGCATCGACTGCTATATTTAGTTTATTTAAGACAAAGGCAGTAGACACAAACACAACAGTAGAATTACTATCTCAACCGTTAGTAATGGAAGAAAAAGAAATATTAAAAGTACAGGCTAGTGATGCTAACGAATTACATGTCATAGCTTCAATACTAGAAATAGAACCAAGAGAGGTAACAACGTAATGTTAGAACTAAAACCAGAAAAAATAATAACAACAATATCTAATGTTAAAACAGGTCAGGTATATAAGACAGAGGATGAATGGAAGTCTAAAAATGTACCAGAATCAGACATTAGAAGAGATGTAAAAGTAATAATGCCTTCGCTTGATTTGTTGGCAAAAACAAAGTAGGGTGTAAAAATGGCGATAAACCGATCAAAAATAGCACGACAATTACTAGCAGAAGGTGGAGCACCTAGAAGGGTTAGATTTGCTAATGGTGGAGAGCTTGAAAGATTTAAGAGAGCATTTAACGCTGCACAAGACCCACAGGGATTGATGGATGAAGCTACATTCAACAGACTCTATGGTGGAAGATATGAACAATTATTTAATGAATATAAAGCTAGCCCTAACACTTTCTTTTACGCTGGTGATGATACGCAAGGTATGTATGATCGTTTTAATGCAATCTACAACGCGCCAGCAACAAGACCAGAGGATAAAGATATACTGAATATAGTTGAAGCAATATCTGATCCAGGTTCACCTTTTGATAAAGTTGCAAAAGCTAGATCACAACAAGCAGCAAGAAATGAAGCTGCTTTGGATGTGTTAAATCAATCAATGGCACCTACAACCTCAACACCAAGTGTGGTAGATATTTCAAGTGCTGCTGCAACTAGACCAGAAAATGTTGATACTACAACACTAGAAGAAATTATGAATCAACCTTTAGATCCAGTTCCAACAAATAATCCATTTGAAAATAGTCTTGGAGCTCCTGTATCAAGAAAAATTTTTGATGACCCAAGAATGCAAGCGGCAGCAGATAAAGGCCTTGACCCAAGAATGGGTAGAACGTATGAAGAAAATATTCAAGCAATGGCTGACCCAAGACTAACAGGAAGAGATTCATTAACTGGAATGTCTGAATCTGAAATGTTACCAGGAATACCTGGACTAAGAAGTCTTGCTGAAGAAGACGCTATTAGAAAAAGAGTTTTAGAGGCGCAAATGAACGAAAGTGGAAGAACATTTGCTGACGGAAAATATGCAAATGAAGCTGAAGCAATAGCTGATCTTGGTTTAGAGAGATATAATCAATTGTTTAGTAAGGGTGGAGAAGTATCATTAGATGATGCAAAAGAAAAAGCACCTCCAGGTGAGTTTCTTGCATACATTAATCCAAAAGAAGCACGAATGTTAAAAGATGCTGGTGGTTCTGGTATTATGACAGCTATGGGTATTCCAAGTTTTACTGAAGATGAACGAGATCAAGAAGCAATGAATGCACCTGATTATTCTTCACTGGATAATGAAGAACAACAAGCAGTCGATAGAGGAGAGCCAGGTGCTATAATGTCTACTACATCAAGGGATCTACAAGGTTATGGACCTACAACTGATATAAACGAATTATCGTCGCCTAGTTTTTTTGGAGGCATAGGTAATACAATTAGAAATTTACAGACTCAAGCTAAGAATAGATCTATAAGAAATTTTGTTAATAGAAACATGATGTCTACTAGAGATGCCGTATTAGCATCACTTCCTTTTGGACCAAAATCAGACGTAAATCTTTTTGATGTATATCAACAGATGAATACACAAGGAGGTTTATTTACTGAAGGTCTTACGGGAACTAATATAAATATGGATAGGGCTAGAGAAACTTTTGATAAATTATCAGAGTTAGGCATCGACATAACAAAAGATATTGGACCTCAACTAGATAAAGTATCTACAACTGATTTTAGAAGCACTTTTGGTTTAGATAGACCTACACCAGTTAGTGATGGTGCACCAGTATTGCCTAGACTACCACAAATTGCAAGAGTACCGTCAGATATAGAATCACAAAAAAGTGACATGGCAGAGTTTATTGAAGGTATTAGGGCGATTAACCCAACTGCTTTTAACATCCCTGAAAGATTTAGATTAGCAGAAGGTGGAGAACCAAGACAAGAATATGGTTTAGGTAAATTAGTTAAAAAACTTACAGGAACCGTAAAAAAAGTTGTTAAATCAGATTTAGGTAAAGCTGCATTAACTGCAGCGGCAGTGTATTATGCGCCTGCTTTATTTAGTGGCACAGCTGGATTTGGACAAGGAAGTACTTATCGTAATTTTTTTGGTGGTTTAGGAGGCCTTGATAAAATACCAGGTGGTGGTGTAACAGGAACTATTTTAGGCACATCATTATTAGGTGGACTATTAGCTAGTAAAGAACCAGAACAAGATATAAATGCACTATCTGAACGAATCTCTGATAAAACAGGTATTGATGTAGCTAAAATTAGAGGAGAAGTACAACAAGCATACCAAAACAAAGATACAAGCACATTAGCTAAAAAATACCCATTTTTAGTACAAGAGGAGTATGCTTTACCATCATTTGCTGCAGGTGGAGATGTAGCAGCTATGGGTGGCATTATGGATCAAGAACAAGGTATGATGAATTTAGGTGGCAATGAAATGGATCTTAGAGGTGGTGGATTTGTGCCTATAGGCGCAAAAGAAAAGGCAGATGACGTGCCAGCTAGATTATCTAAGAATGAGTTTGTATTTACAGCTGATGCCGTAAGAGCAGCAGGTGGAGGAAGTGTTGATAGAGGAGCAGATTTAATGTATAAAACAATGAAACAACTGGAGAATAAGGTAGTCTAATGGCAATAACAGAATCACGAGTATTACCACCACAATTTATAGAAGATCTAGCAGTCGATTTTGGTAAACAACTTACGGCGCAAACGGCTCAACCTATTGATACGTCTAAATTTGCACCTACAGTTGCAGCGCAAGATCCACTACAAACACAAGCAGCCACATTAGCTCAACAAGGAATTGGTTCTTTTCAACCTTTTGTGCAAGCAGCACAACAAGCAGGCACGGATTTTTCTTCAGGTATTGCATCGGCACAAGCATTAACAGGGACAGGTGCTGGCACAGGAGCAGGATCTATTCAAGATTTTATGTCTCCATTCCAACAACAAGTTATTGATGCAACATTAGCTGACTTTGATCAACAAAGAGCAATACAAGAACAAAATATTAGATCACAACAAGCAGGTTTAGGACAACTAGGTGCAGGTAGAGCTGGTGTGCAATTAGGACAGTTTCAATCAGACTCAGATAGAGCAAGAGCTGCATTATTAGCAGGATTAAATCAACAAGGATTTCAAGATGCAGCGGGTAGAAGACAACAAGATTTATTAAACCAAATTAATTTAGCAAACCAACAATTAGTTGGTGGACAGTTTCAAACAGGACTAGCTTCACTAGTTCCAAGCTTACAAAGTGGAGATGTTCGTACTTTAGGATCAGTGGGCGCTATCCAACAAGCACAGAATCAAGCAGTATTAGATGCACAAAGAGAAGGACAGAGACTTGCAGCCTTTGAACCTGTTGATAGATTAAATAGATTTGGATCTGGTGTTGCACAATTAATTAGTGGATACCCAGCAGCAGGCACAAGAATGGAAGTAACTCCAAATCCAACACCATTACAAACAGCTCTTGGTATTGGTACAACATTAGCAGGTATCTACGGAGATTTAGGAAAAGGCTATAAAGCTTTTAACGCATAATGAGAAACAGAATATTAAAAAGACCGATGTTTAGATTAGGCGGCAGCGCTGAGAATGAAGGTATCATGGACGGTATGAGAAGAAGATATGCTGAAGGCACTGGTAGAGATGAGATAGTGCAAAATACTGGTATGTTACCGCAATCAAAACCTAAAATAGAACCACAGATAGAACCAGAAAAGAAAAGACCATCGTTTAGAGATATACTTGTTAATTCTCCAAACCTTAGTCCATTCTTAACAGAGTTTGGTTTAAATTTATTATCACAATCACCAACAGGAAATATATTTCAAACAGCAGCCACTGCAGCAAAAGAACCGTTTCAAAGATTACAGACTAAACGAGCAATAGGTGAAGAAAGAAATTTTGAAAGAGAGTTGTTAGAAAAAAAATTAGAAACGCAAAGAGAAATTGCTGCTGGAGATAATAAAGAATATGATTTAGCATACAAATTAGGTTTAGACAAATTTGAAAATCCTGCTTTAGCTAAAAACTTTGCTGAGTTTTACACTACAATTCAACCAACTGTTGCTACAACATATGGAACACAGTTTGGTGGTATATTAGAACAAGACGTATCACAACAAAAAATAGCCAGACAAGTAGGAAAAAGTTTAGATAAACAAGGTAAACTTAATAAAGTATTTTACGATGTTTACACAGGAACTTTTAAACAATTAGTAAAAGATCAAGCAGGAAACTATGTATTTAAAGCTGCAGCAGGAGCTGCTAACGTAACAGATATAGAGGGCACAACGATCTCTGAACCTACAGAAACAGAGAAAAGAAAAGAATACAGAGAAAGCATACAGCCAGGTCTAAAAGAATTTAGAGAAAAAAAACGTAAAGAGCTTCTTGAAAAAAGAGGTCTTATTGAAGAAGGCCAAGACGTAGATATATAGGAGGAATATGGCAGAATTTGTCCCTCTTCAAGGTCCAGAAAAAAATAGTGACGCAAGTTGGTATACATCTATAGGTGCAGGCCTAGTATCAGGCGTTCTTAAAACTGTAGAAGGCGTTGTATCTCTTGGTGCAGAACTCATTGACCTTGGAGCAGACTCAAACAAAGTAGCAGACGTAGAAAAATTTTTTGATAAAATTAATCCATTTGAAGAAATAGCTGACGATAGAGTCATTGGTAAACTTACAGAAACACTAGTATCCATTGGTATACCTGGAGCTATTGGATTTAAGACAGCAACAAAACTAGCAGACAAAGCGTTAAAAGCAAAACGAGCTGGTAGGTATGCAAACTTTAAATCGCCAAATGCGATGAAAGGTTTAATGCAAGCAGAAAAATTAAACAAAAGAGCAGGTTACAAAAGATTTGCAGCTGGTGTTTTTGGTGGTGCAACAGGAGAGACATTTGTTGCAGATGTAGATGATATAGGTTCTTTTGGTGATTTCTTTGACGGACCAACAGCATTAGATAGAGATGAAACTACAGGTAGTGATGAGGCCACTAGACGACTAGCAAATAGATTTAAGTTTGGTGCAGAGTCTTTGTTTATTACACCCTTTGTATACGGTGTAGGTAAATCAGCAAAAGCACTAGCAACTAGAGGTAAAGAGTTAGCATACAGTGATAGTGCATTTGAAAGGTTTTTAGATAAATACATTGGTAGTGGTTTTAGACCTAGAGGAGATCTACCACAAGAAGTGTTTGACTCTGAAATGGCAAAAGCAGGGTTAAAAGCTAGAGATAGTTTTAGAGCAAAAGAACTCGTAGAAAATATAACAAAAGAAGCTGATGGTATGATACCAAAGCTATCTAGATTTTTTGATACTAGCACTGCATCTGCAGAAAAAGAATTTTACAAAAAACTTAATAATGCTTTATTTGATGGTGATTTAACAAAAAATATTGATCCAAAAGTTACAGATGAATTTGTAAATTATCTAACATCCGCTGGCATAAAAGAAAAATCCACTCAAGACTTATTAACAAACGTAAATGCTGCAAGAGGAGAGTTTACTAATTTAATTCAAATATTGGAAAGAAACGCAGACACACCAGGTGCTGTATCTGCGGGTAAAAAAGATTTACAACAAATATTAAAAGACAGAATACAGGGTTGGATAGGTAACACGTATAAAGTGCTACAAAAACCAAAAGGATTGGCAAAATTTTTTAGAAACACAGAGCCAACAGAAGAAGCTTACGCAGGAGCTATAAATTTATTTAGAAGATATTTATCAAAAACAGATAATACTAGAACTAAACCTTTCAATATTGATAGCACAGAATATTTTGAACAAGCAAAGACTGCTGTTGATGATATTATCAATCAAGTGCAATTAAAAAAGAAACCTGGACCACTGCCTGATTTTACTTATCAAGATAAAACAGGAATGGTAAAAACTAAAAGTTTTGAAAAAGCTGTAGGTAAAGGTAGTAAAGTATTTAGACAATTATTTGGTGAGATAGAGGACCCTAGATATTCTATCTTTAATGCTATGACAAACCTTTCATCTGTAGCAAGAACTGCTACATACTTTGATGATATAGCTGCAAAAAACACAGAGATACAGGCAGCAGGTGGCAGAGGATTTTTTTGGAACACAGAAGAGGCAGCAAAAGCTGCGGTAAACTCTCCGACAACAGGTATACAAATAGTTAAAGTTGATGATTTTATTGAAAAATTACCTGGATCAAACACGATCATAAATCCACTTAAAGGTAAATATACTACAAAAGAAATAGCAGACGGTGTTAAAAATTTAAATGGTGTTGCATCTGGATTAACTGCTGCAATTAGAGGTAGAGAGGGTGCTAACCCTGCAGAGCAAGCTGTAAGTTGGTTCTATAGAAATCTTATGTTATTTCCAAAAGCAATATCACAATTAGCAAAAACAGTTTTATCTATACCTACGCACCTACGTAACTTTTTTAGTGCTGGTGCATTTGCTGGTGCCAATGGTGTTTTGTTTGAAGGATTAACTAATCCTGGTTTATTGAAAAGAGCTTTTTCAGAAGGTATTGATACGTCTGCATTATTAAAATTAGGACCGGGTAGTGCAAAAGCACAGGCAGCGTATAGAGAATTATTAGAACTTGGTGTTGTAAATTCACAGGTTCAAATTGGTGATTTAATTAATTTGTTAAAAGATGCAGGCGGTGGATCAAACGTTGCAATTATGGATGCAACACTATCACCATTCATGCGTAAATTAAAAAAATTAGGTAGCTTCTTTCAAGGTAAGTATGTTGCAGAGGATGATACGTGGAAGATTACAAACTTTGTTGTTGAGCTAGATAGATTAAAACAAGCTGCAATAAAACAAGGTATTGATGTGGTAGATCCTGCAATATTAAAAGGTTTAAAACAAGATGCTGCAAATATTGTAAAGAACACAGTGCCTAACTATGCCTTTGTAGGTAACTATGTAAAGGCATCTAGATTGTTACCCATTGGTAACTTTATGTCATTTCCTGCAGAAATTATGAGAACGACAACAAACATTGCAGAACAAGGTTTAAAAGAACTACGACACTCTAAACCAGTGAGAGGTAGTAATGTAACACCTTACGTTATTGATGCTGCAACAGGACAGTTAGTTAAGAACGATAACCCGATGTATGCAACAGGTTTTAAAAGAATATCAGGACTTGCATTTACAACGGTGGCTGTGCCAGAGATTGTTGTTGAAGGAGCAAAAGCTATATACGATGTTACACAAGAGGAGATAGACGCATTAAGACAATTCGTACCTGAGTGGTCAAGAAACTCCACACTAATTCCAATTAAAACTGATGACGGTGAGTTAAGATACATAGACTTCAGTCACAGTAATGCATACGATGTTATAGCTAGACCTTTTAACACTATGTTTAACGAAATATTAGAGGGACAGAAAAGCGATGAAACAATATTATCTGGTGTTGTAGATGGTATAAATAGATCTGGTGCAGAACTTATGAATCCATTTATATCAGAGTCCATTTGGACAGAAGCTGTAACAGATCTTACAGTTAGAGGGGGGCGAACACAAGAAGGTAGAAGATTATATACAGATCAAACATCTGCCGGCGATAAGATGGCGATTAGATTTTTACATTTAGGTGAAGCTCTTGCACCATCGTACAAACAATTTTTAAGATTAGGACAAGCTGCTTTCGGCACACCTACAAAGAGGGGCGATCAATTAGATATAGGACCAGAACTTGCAGGATTTATGGGATTACGTCCTATTAAAGTAGATCCTCTTGCTTCTATGGGTTTTAAAATATCTGAATATCAAACAGGTATTAGGGACGCTAGAAGAGAATTTACAGGTGGTTTCTTTGGAATATTAAGAGGTGGTCGTATTAAACCAAACGATGTAATAGAAGCGTATTACAAATCTAACAGAGCTAGATTTAACGTACAAAAAGAAATGAATAAAAACATAAACGCGGCAACAGTGCTCGGCGTTGACCCTAACACTTTAAGAAAAGAGTTTAGTGATAGACAAATAGCAACATCTACGTTTAGAGATTTAAGAGATGGTTATTATGATCCTTACTTTCCATCAAAAGATATTAGAGATAGATTTAAAGAGATTGCACAGAACTTAGGGGATATCGATGTATTTCCAGAAGTATCTGGCACACTAAGATTAATGAAAGATCTATTTAAACAGTTACCTTTAGACGGCTCTTTTGATATTGAACTAGGTGACTTTTTATTTGAAGACTTAGGCACAGTATCTACACCACCACAAGTATCGTCTGCCACACCTATTGTTCAACCTGCACAACAACCTGTGCCAGGACAACAGTTGACAGATTCTGAACTTGCACTATTATCACCAGAAGAACAAATTATAAGACAAAGGACTAGAAGAACTTAATGGCAATAGAACCTAAAACAACTAGAGAACACATTGTATCCCTGTATGGACACATCAAGGGCGTTAAAAAAGATATTAACCATATGCATAGTGGTATTCATAAATTGGGCGGTAAAATAGACAAAATCTATTGGGTTCTTTTAGCTGCGGTGGGGACCGTAGCCTTAATTTTAATTGAGAGGTTTATAACTTAAATCCAAGACTTCAATTCTTCTCCCATAACTTTAGAAGCTATATTAATTTTCTTACGTAAAGATTTAACAATCTTTGTGTCTACAGTTTTTTCTGCTATGATATCTACGTATGTCACTGTTTTCTTTTGCCCTATTCTGTGTGCTCTGTCTTCTGATTGCATTCTTTTTTCAAGATCATATCCATTAGAATAATAAATTACAGTGTTAGCTTGTGTTAACGTAATACCATATCCGCCTGTTTGTGGTGTGCCTACGAAGAATCTTACCTTATCGTTTGTCTTAAAATTTTTAATTGCATAGTCTCGTTCTTCAGGTAACGTCTTGCCATAGTAATGAACCACGGAACCCGGACCATACTTATCCTCTAATAACTTATATATGTTCATGACATCATGTTGATAGTGTGCCCATATAATAGCTTTACCTTCTATCTCCTCTAAAACATCTAACAGTTCTGATAACCTATTGTTTTTTATTTCTTGTATGCTGCCATCATCAGCAGAAAAATGACCACAAGTTATTTGATGTAGTCGCATGAGCTGTGTAAGCGCTGTCATTGTTGTAACAGTTTTACCATTCAATGTAGCTAGAGCTTCTCTTTTCATTTGGTCGTATAGCTTCTTTTGTTCGGGTGTAAGCTGTATCTCTCTCTTCATATAAACTTTGTCTGGTAGATCTAAACAATCTTCTTTTAAAACTCTGTATGAAAAAGGTTTTAGTTTATCTGATAGCTCACCTAAATTTTGATAACCTGTGACTAAATTTATTGAACGACCTGAAATGTTTGCACTCTTCATAATTGCATACCTATTTCTAAAAGAATAATAAGACGAGTGATTTAAATGCATTGGATTTAAAAACTCACATTGTGAATACAAGTCTAGTGGGTTTCTGGTTACAGGAGAACCTGTCATTATCCGTCTGTATTTACAGATGGGTGATAATGATAATATATTTTTTGTTCTTTTAGCTTTTGGATTTTTTATTGTTGTAGACTCATCAATGGCCATCAAAGATTTATGTGATCTTAAAAATTTAGCTGCAAACAATCTACCTTTATCTGTGCTAAAAGCCTCTACGTTCATTACAAGAATATGTAGTTCATGACCTGTTTTGAACAGTTGGTCTAACTTATCTTGTTGTTTTTTATTTATATTAGCTTGCCACAATACGGTCACATTTTCTATATGGTCAGGTAAATGTGCAGGCAACTCTTGATTGTACCAAGTTCCTATCACACCTTTTGGTGCAACTATTAAAGCCCCATCTACCTTACCTTTATCGTAAAGCATTGCTAGATTATCTATTAGGACTTTTGTTTTGCCAGTCCCCATTTCCATAAAATATGCGAACGTATCTCTATTCCATGACTTTTCTAATGCAGTCAACTGATGCGCATACGGCGTAGTTTTAAATTTATATTTCATCTTTCTATTGACATGTATATAGGATTATACTAATAAGTCAAGCATGAAAGATGAAAGCACAGTTTATGTAGTGCAGGAAATAGCAGGGACCAGAGAAGGCCGCCCTAAATTTAATATTATGGGTGCAGCAGAATATGGTAAGTTAAAATTTTTGTTAGACGAAAGATCACAAATGATTTTTTCACCAGGTCCACTTATTTTCAAATTAAAAAACTT